CTGCCAAAGCAAGCTCAATCATATAGCTATCTTCACCTACCTGAGCCAAGTTGTATGGCGGATAGTTTGTTGAATTATGCATTACCTTTTCGAGATCTCTGAATTGGCGATCCCAACCAATAAAAAATGGATCCTTAAAAAGATCCAGTGTGAATGTGTTGTTAACCATGTTATTCCCCTTTCAAGCGAATAAATTAATATACGGACCCTCTATTGAGCAGTCCGTATACCATTATAGCAAAATATTTATATCTTGTCTATTTCTTCTTAGCCCTCACTTTAGCAAGTGCTTCAAAGTCCTTTACCTTCGTATCCCCTAGGTATCCCCAGGCATATCCATCGGCAATCATTTGTTCATTGACTGATACTTTAGATCCGTCTAGGAATAGCCATCCAAGGATACGCCCGTATTTTTCTGATGAGTCCATTTTTTCTGTTTTAATAACAACAGTCTTAGACGCATCAATTGCCTTCTTTAAATACTCTTTAGACTCAAGGCCAAGTGCTTTTTCCATTTTGTCTGTGGTACGGCTTTCAGGAGTATCTATTCCCGCCAACCTAACTCGTGAGCTAAACGATATATCAAACCCAAGATCAATATCTACATCAATAGTATCTCCATCAACTACCTTTGTTACTTTCTTTACATAATATTCAAACATTATTTTCTCCCCCATTGTATATAGTTCCATCCACGCTCATGTGCGTAGTAAATAAATACCTTAACTACCGTTTCCCAAAATGCAATTGTAACAGATAGAGAAGCATTTTTTGTAATAACATAAGCAACTGCTACAGAAGAAAGTGTTCCCCATATGCGATAGCTTAATGCTTTAACGAATGATCTGGCTTTAGTTACTTTCATCTTCTTTTTTCCTGTACATCTCTTCTATCATTCTTTCTTCTGCATCTGCAATACCTTTACCGATACTAGATGCCCAATTCACGACGTTTTTCAGTAGCTGAAATAGCATGTATAGTTGCCCCCAAATCTACTTGTTCAATCTTGTATCCAACATCTCTACCATATACAATGTTGGTAATGTTTGGTAGCCTTAGCACTAATGCACCATCCATGAATTCATCTTTGGCAATATATTCTTTTACCTGATCAAACTTGAGTGGATCCTTTTCACTTGTGTTATATGTATTACGGACTCCAAGCAGAACCTGATCTGTTCTTTTGCCCGCCTCTTTGTATAAAGCGTGGTGCCCCTCATGCCATGGCTGGTATCTTCCAAGCATTAGAGTTGTTGGTGCAGACCAGTCATGCAGATTAAAATATTTAATTATTACAGTTGCTTTTTGTTCAGCAGATAGCCTATGATCTTCAAATGTTGCATCGAATTCTGTTGGTCTCTCAAACATTTTGTTTGTGTCCTCAAATCTGCCCTCAGCAATCGTGTCCATAAATATTAGGATGTCTGGCTTACCAAATGCTGCACGAGTTAAGCCTGTTGGACAAACAAAGTCAACAATTACTGGAGCAACACCCTGCTTAGAAATAAGTCTTGCCATCTCACCCATACGACGAGCCTGCTCAAGTCTATCCTCTGGTGCAAAACCTAAGTCTGAATTTACAGTTGCACGAACTTCATCCGCATTAAGATGAATAGCATTAATTCTTTCTTTGAGTGCTTTTGAAAGCTCCGTTTTGCCAGAGCCAGGTAGCCCCATAATCTGTATAATCATTTATTATTCCTAATCTGTAGTAAGCAGTATTAATTATATCATTATTTAATGAAATAACAAGGGGTCAGACTCTTTTACCAGACTCTAAATTAGACATTGGCGAGACCTCAATATAGGTAGAATTATCTCTAAATGAAACTAAGTCTTCAGATCCAGAATACGACATGGCGCTTTTAATATTATTAATTAGCATAGTTAAAGAGTATTCAACTGGACCCTTAGACTGAATAAATCCAGAAGCCCCTTCTACATATACATTCTTTAAGTCATTAATAATTTCTGGGTTATTTTCTTTTTGAACCTCGATTGATGCAGACCCTCTAAAAACATGCCTGCCATCTTTATCTGTATCGCACTCATCATGACCAGAAAAAAAGGATCCCATCATTACAGCAGAAGCACCAGCAGCCAGAGCTTTTGCAACATCTCCGTTGTTCTTAATACCTCCATCAGATATTATTCCATTTACATTTTTTATATCAATTCCATCATAAACATCCATAACAGATGCAAGCACTGGGACTCCGAATCCTGTAACAACTCTAGTTGTGCATGCTGCACCACCGCCTATGCCGACCCTTACTGAATCTGCACCAGAATCCATTAAGCTTTTATAAGCCTCATAGGAAGAAACATTTCCAACCATAATGTGCACATCAGAATTTACTGTGCTTCTAAGCTCTCTTACTGCGTCAACAACAATTTGTAAATGCCCAAACGCAACCTCTAGAAGCAATACTGTTACTCCAAGATCCTTTAAGTCTTTAATGCACCTTGCATCCCTAGACTCTTCAATAGATATAGCAAAGCCAATTAGATTTTTATCGACACTTGCAGGGATTGTCTTTAGCCTATTAATTCTTTCTTCAAAGTTAGCGTACCTTGGCAGTATTGCCATTCCGCCAAACGATGTAACCTTTTCTATCATAGAGTTGCTTGTAATAAAATCCATAGGAGCCATAATTATAGGAGCTTTTAAATGTACAAAAGCTTCTGGCCTAATTGGATTTCCAATTATAGTATCTAATTTTATGGCACCTCTTGTTATTATGTTAGACTTTTGAGGTACAAGTAGTATGTCATCAAAGCACACTGATCTAGTGTTTGTATCTTTTCTCATTCATCCTCCTTCAACTCATGTCTTTTATTAAACTTTATCCATGATCCATAATGAATATTGATAGATGGAGATAGGCCATTTTTTATTGCTGTTAAAATATCTACATTAGGATTTTCTATATCCTTGGTTGCTAGATATTCTTGGCCAGTCTCCATGTCTATCAATTTCCATTTGTTAGGACACTTAGTATATATTGTAACAGTTATAGGGGTATCATATTCTTTAGCAGAAGTTCCGTCTAATAGCTTTCTATATTTCCCCACACTGCCTCCTTTTTAAGCAGACAATATTTTTGACAAAGCATTGATGGTTGCTGCAATTCTTCCGATATCACGCAATTGCTCAACACTGTATCCCTCTTGCTTCAATGTTTCATAATGTGCTTTAACACAAAAATGACACTTTCCAATTATGGAAGAAGCCAGTGAGTATGCTTCGAACTTAGCCTTTGTGGTTCCACCGTGAGATGAAATGGCATTCATTCTTAATTGTGCTGGCAGCCCTTTGAGATTAGCATCATCTGCCATCTCAATAAAGGGATACCAAACATTGTTTTGAGCCATGATAGAACCAGCAGAAAGAGCAGCATTTTTTTCAACTTCATCTGATGCGCTTGATACAATAAACGAAAGTAGTTTTGCATTTCCTGTAGCAAACGCTGCTGCAATTGCAATATATGTTGCATCATCAGGATCAATAGTAGACCTATTAATAACAGCGTCTAGATTTAGCTTTATATCTTTTGCGTAATCTGGAATTGATTCTTTAAGCTGTTCTACCCATGTCATTATAGAGTCTCTCCTCCGAGTGGTCTGTTGCAAGCACACAGTTCGCCAGTCTGCAATGCATCCAGAACACGAAGTGCTTCTTCTGCATTACGCCCTACATCAAGATTATTACATGTAACGTGCTGAATAACATTATCTGGATCGATAATAAATGTTGCACGGTATGTAACTCCAGAAGAATGGTGGACTCCTAGATCGTTTGCTAATGTGTGTGCTGTATCAGCAAATGACCATGAGTTTGTCTTCTTTAGATCTTCATGGGCATTACGCCATGCAATTTTACAGAATTCGTTATCAACAGATCCTGTTAGCAATACGGTATCTCTATCATTAAAATCATTGACTAATGCATCGTAAGCAACAATTTCAGTTGGGCATACAAATGTAAAGTCTTTTGGATAGAACGCAATAATTTTCCATTTGCCTGGAAAAGAATCTTGTGTGATTATTTCAAATGAGGAATCATCGTAAGACAATGCCCCAGGCTTAACTCCAGTAACGGCAAAGTTACCGATCTTATCTCCTACAGTTTTCATTTATTCTCCTTATATAAGTTGGATATTTATCCGCTGGGGGTATAGGACTCGAACCTATGGCCTAGAAGTTAACAGCTTCCCGCTCTGCCGACTGAGCTAACCCCCATTGTGTCCCCAGATGGTCTCGAACCATCGACCCGCAGATTAAAAGTCTGCTGCTCTACCAACTGAGCTATAGGAACGTCTTGTACCCCTGGCTGGATTCGAACCAGCGGCCAACAGATTAGAAGTCTGTTGCTCTTCCTCTGAGCTACAGAGGTATATCTAAATAATATTACTAAAAATCAAAATCTTCAATATCTTCTAAAGGAATAATTCCTTTTCTTTTAGCAATATCAAATCCTTCTTTAGTAAAGTTATAAGTAGCATTCAGATCCTCATCATACTCAACCTGCATCAAATCATTATTAACTAAATCTATTAATTCAGACTCTATGTAGTCTTCATGAGCCTGCCATAAATCTGGAGCAAGCAGTGGGGTAACGTCTTCATTTAATTCAAAGATAGCTTCTCCATCTTTTGTAAAGCCCGCAACTCTTATTGCACCAATATCTAGATAATGTTGAATTTTTAACATTATCTCTTCTTCATCATAATCTTCAAACATTTTACCCCCTTGTGCAACAGGTAGGACTTGAACCTACGATTACCGAATTATGAGTTCGGGGCTTTAACCAACTAAGCTACTGTTGCCTAGTTGAATTATAGTATTTTACTATCAGTTTTGTCAATAGATTGCTCAACTATCTGCTGAACATACTCTGAAAAATGTTTTCTAATGCTTCCTGGAGGCCTATGCCCAATGTCAGACCAAACTCTTTTATACTCATGAATGTTATCAAATGTAGTGGGGCAGATTAGAATACCATTGTATTCTTTTAATCTTGTAGGGAGCGGAACATGCTTACTGCAACACTTACATTCTTTGGCTTTCTCTTGATATATACTCATACTATTTCCATTCCACTTAGTGCATCATAAAGATCTCTTGGCATTTGAGAAGGCGCTCTAATTAGATTAGGGGCATCAGCTGCTATAGATTCCCTATACTGTTTCTTGACAGATGAATAATCATGAACTTCTATGTCTCCAAACGCCGCCCTAGTTAAGCTAATTGCATTATAGATTGACCCGCAAACTGCGTCAGCTAAGTCCTTAGAACCTTTTCTAGGGTGGTCTACCTTATCTCTCATAATTCTTAGCTCTAGCAATTCATCAACAAGCAATGGTATATGGGGTCCATTTAATCTTTCTTCCAATACAACCATAGCCATGTCATCATAATGTTTTTTAGCTACAGATAAGGTCTCCGTATTAATTCCATACTGTTTTAGCTGCTGCATCATATCATGAGAGTTCCATCTGTCAAATGTACATATCCTGATATTAAAACCTCTTGATCTTAAAGATAATATGTAATCTCTTACCTCTCCAAAGTCTACAGACTTATCTGAAGTAGGGGTCCAATA